CCAGTGTATGCAAGCAGACAGCAGCAGTCTTACTTGCGTGGGGCGGAGTTCAATTTGCGAGAAGGTCGGTCAGCCTTGGGTTTACGACTACGGAAACGTTTCCGAGCCGGGATTGAGCTGGGCTCCTCCAAGGGCTTGCCTGCGGGTTCAGATCCCACTAGGTCACCATCAATGACGACTTTTCCTGGTTTCGGCTTAGGCTCAACTCGGGGACAAAAGCTAGGTGGGTGCAGGATGTTGTCGGCGGTAGTTCCGTCGAGCCAGCGTCTGAACATTTCCATGTCAAATTCTGGCACGTCGTTCTTTACCACGTCCATCATCCAGTCAGCAGCAATATTGGGATACTGCTTAGCCTGGTCCTTTTCCAAATTCCAAACACCTAAAAGGTTTCGGAATTTCGAGTCAGCGTAAGGGTGTAGAGTCAACACTCTCTTAACAAAGTCGCCAATGATCGGCGTGTTCGCGTCAGTTAAGCTAAACGAGTAGCTCTTCTCCTGCAATTTCACAACAGGTGTGATATTGCTGGGGAGGTGGACAGTCAAATGGAATTTAGCAATTTGTCGTCGAATATCACAACAAGAATTACTATCACCAAACCAAACATCGGGCCCATAACGTCTGGCCAAAAAGTTGACTCCAGCCGCGCCACGATTGTAGCGGACGAGTTCTAACTTCTGCCCCACCAACTGCGCTGCTTTCTCGGTTGCCTTCATACCCAACCCGCCGCTCAGACCATCATCTCCGCCATAGAGTCCAAGCAGCTTATAGGCCATTCGAGGTTGGATAAACATCCCGGACACCTTTGTGCCCCTGTACCCCAAATAGCACACGAATGCGTTTAGAAGTGTATTAAACGCTGACGTTTCGGCCGAACCCGACGCTCTACCCAATCCTGTCTGGTATCGCACACCGTGAGTGGTAATTCCTCTCAGGGCATACTGCTTAGACATCAGGTCATTGAGCATCGGGTGAAACTGGGTCTTAAAACCCCGTCTCATGGCTCTCCGTTCTAATTCGCGTGCTACATTCCCGATCCGGCCATCCATGCGCGAAAAATCAGTCGCGTCCACCCATTCCACATTGCTGCAGATCTCGGCAACGCGTTCAGCAATCTCACGAGGGGATTTACTGAAAGCATACCAAGGGGCTTTCTTGATCAATTCCACAAAAGCGTAGATGTAAGCCGAATATGCCATTTTGTCTACCCCGTTAATCGTTGAAATGATTCGTGGGTCATTGACATCTGGGTAAGCTTCCTTCTTCACGAATTGCTTCGTGACGTTGGTTGCAGACTCATGTTGGGCATTATCGAGAATGCGGCGTTGAGTAGGTCTATCCTGCCGAGCATATACCTCTTCATTATCAACTGGTTCCAAGAAGTGGCGTTTCCCTTCGAAAAGGATGTCCAGGAAGTTATCCATTTCATTAAGGACAAAGGTTGACATCGGAAGATCTCCCGTTTTCAACTCAATGACCCGTTTGGTAACCCCACGTTCATCATTTCCACGACAATTGTCGGGAACGAAACCACCATCAAGGATAGGATCCATGAAAGAAGTCATGCTCGGTTTGGCATCGTCATCCATCTGCTTCCCCGGAGTCACCCACTGAAAGCGGCGCACTGACTTAGTCAGTGTGCTCACTGTGGGCCCACGAACAGGAGCTTTCTGTTTGTGGTACTCCAGAAGGATTTCTGCCCCAACATGGATAGTGTTGGAGCTAGGATTGTTGTCTTCCATTTTAGACTTAACAGTCGCAATGGTCAATCCGCTGGTCAGCGTACGAGCAGTTGACGCAATAGCATCGTCCACTCGTGCTGGTACACTAGCCTGGGTATAACAGCCAGCTTTGCCCGTAACGACCCGTAAGCCCTCATCAGTGTTAACAGTCATACGGAGAAATCCGTTGTCCGTAACAAGAAGGCGGTCGAGCCGCTTTGCTTTCGCAAATTTCCGAGCAATGTAGCACATCACATACCCCTTGTAGCTCCTCAACGGAGCCAACAAGACGACTTGGTGATCATCGTCCATACGTCGACGTTCAATAGCGTAAGTTGCCAGCTTCTTCGGCAAGCCGAATAGGCCAGGTTTCTCAACACTTACAGAGTCACCATCCCAGTTCCAAACCTTATGCACATAGCGTCCTCCTCCTGACACTACGTACTCCACCGTTCCATCTTCCAAGAAGGTGAACTTGTAGTCTCCGCTATCCTTGCATACAGTTGATGGTTGGAACGTATAAAGCAAGTGTGGGACAAAGTCTCGCACAAGCTTGCGTTCCATGTCAACATAATAGTCGACATCAACCATAGCAACAACATCAGCGTCAGCTACAGGTGGCATGGCTGGAGCCATAAAATCCTTCGCCCAAAAATATGAGCGAGAGATTTGGCGTCCCTTACGAACATCGGCTGAACTTCCCTGATAATACACAGGATTCAACCCAGCGGCCTTCGTAACACAATCAATCAGATTGGATGCGGTGGAGCGGACTGCAGCTGAAACACCGTGGGTGTGACCACCCACGGGTTTCATCTCGTCCACTTCAACATCGAGAAAAACCGACTTTAAGGATGCCGTGGCTAACACAGCATCCTCTTCGCAATTTTCGCTCAAAGCTTCGGAAGCCATGTACATTACATGGTCATCCTCAACCGAGCACTCAGCTCCACAGACGAAAAATTCGAC